AGTCAAGTAATCCTGTCGGTAAAAGTAAAGCACCACCGCCGATTAGCCCTATTCGCGGAACGGGCAAGATGAGTGATGTGTCAATTGGCTCTGACGGTCAATTCCACGGGCCTTATCAAGCCTGGAAAGAAGCGAGAAAAGCTGGTCGAATCCGTTAGTATTTTAGGAGTATGTAAATGAGTAACAATCTGCTTACTATTTCAAAAATCACCAATGAAGCATTGATGGTTTTAGAAAACGAGTTGACCTTCACCTCGGAGATAGATAGAAACTATGATGACCAGTTCGCTGTTGTTGGCGCGAAGATAGGCCAAACTGTGAATGTTCGTCGCCCTGGCCGCTTTATTGGTACTACTGGCCCCGCGTTGAACGTGGAAGACTTTAACGAGACCTCCGTGCCCGTTACTTTGTCGACCCAGTTCCACGTCGATACCCAGTTCACCACTCAAGACTTGGCCCTGTCGTTGGATATGTTCTCCGACCGCGTTCTTAAGCCCGCCGTGGCCGCCATCGCCAATAAGATTGACCGTGACGGTCTTGTTATGGCTAAAAACAATACCGCGAACATCGTCGGTACTGCTGGTACGCCTCCAACTGGTTTGATTACCTACCTGACCGCAGGCGCTTACCTCGATTCCGAAGGCGCACCCCGTGATGGCCGCCGTTCGTGTATCGTGGAGCCTTTCACCGCTGCGACTATCGTTGACAGCTTAAAGGGTCTGTTTGTGCCCCAAGAAGCCATTGGCGAGCAATATCGCAAGGGCTTGATGGGACGTGACTCTGCTGGTATGAACTGGAAACTTGACCAGAACGTTGTGAGCCAAACTTTCGGTTCGTATAGCACAGCCACCTTGGCTTGCAATACTTCGACCGCAACTGGCTTCCTGACCTCTGGCTGGGCTTCTACGTCCACCATCGCCCTGACCGCTTCGACCGCAACTGCATCGCTGCAACAAGGTGACGTTATCACCATTGCAAACGTCTACGCAGCCAACCCACAGAACCGCCAGGCTTACGGCTCTAACAAGCTGCGTAACTTTGTCGTGACTTCTGCTGTGACCGTCGCAACGTCCGGTACTACCTCGGTGACCGTCAGCCCCGCTGTCATCTCCGCAGGCCAGTTCCAAAACGTATATATCTCGGCTACGTCTTCGACCGCTACTGTGACTCCGTTTAACAATACCGGAACGGTTTCTCCGCAGAATATGGTCATGCACCGTAATGCGTTTACGTTGGCGTGTTGTGATCTCGAGCTGCCTGACGGGGTCCATTTTGCTGGTCGTGCAAGCGATAAAGAGATTGGTCTGTCCATGCGCGTGGTTCGCCAATACACCATCAACAACGATTCGATTCCGACTCGCTTGGACGTGCTGTATGGCTGGGCTCCGCTGTACCCCGAACTCGCTTGCCGCGTTGCAGCTTAACTTTAAGGAGTAAACATCATGGCAAATCCAGGCCCAGCAACCACAGTCAGCAATCATCCACAAAACTTGGCTACAAACCAAGCCTTGCGTTTGATTGCCTCCGCACAATCCGTTAACCTGTCCGTCGCCGGCGATACCGCGATGGTGGTTTTGGATGTGAGCAAATTTGTGCCCACCAAAGTTATCATCACCAATGGCCTTAACTCTAGCGGTTCCACGACCACTATTGCTACCGCTACTGTTGGTGCATACACCGGTATCGGCGCAACAGGTTCGACCATTTTGACTACCGCCGCTTTGACTAGCAACACCGGTGGCCCTTATGTGACGCTGACCGATGCAACAAATCCCAACACCGCCATTTCTAACCCAACAAACATTTATGTGAACGTTGGTACTACGATTGCCGCGACCTGTGACGTATTTGTTTACGGTTACGACCTGACTTTCCTGCCATAAGCGGGGAAGACAACTGGAGCCGCCTACTGGGGATTCTCGGTGGGCGGCTTTTTACTTTTAGGCTACAATTCATTCATCCTCTACTAAAGGAAAACCATGTCAAAAACGACCATTAGTCGCGGCAATGTTATAGCGCACACCATTTGCCAGCTTACATTACCTAGCACCACTTTTTCCACTACTAGCACCGAAGTCACCATTTCTTGCCCTGGCGTTAAATCTACGGATTTAATCCAAGTGTCAATTGATGCAGCAATGACGGTTGGCGTTGGCATTGGCAATGCTTATACGAATGCAGATAACGCAATTATTGTGCGTTTGCTCAACTTGACCGGCGCATCTGTTACTCAGGCCGCCGCAACCATGTTGGTAAGCGTGAAGACTTGCGAAGATTCGCCATTTCCTGCGAACGTAGTCTAATCATGGCAAGCACATCCGTTATCCGTACAGCAGGCAAAACTGTTGCTTTTTCGGTAACGGCTTCGTCCACGTCGGCTACCCTCATTGATGACAACACAAACGACCAAGTCAATTACGCAAGTTTTTTGAACACCGGCTCGGTTGCGGTTGCTGTCAAATGGGGCGACGCTAACGTGGGCGCTGCCGTCTTCCCTGTAAGCGGGACTTCAACCGGCGATTACGTTTTGCCCGCAGGCATGACATCGCCGATTGTTCTCGCCGTTCCTACCGCACCTTTTTATGTCCGCATAATTGGCGCGGCTGCTGGCCCATCTTTGGTATACGTTACTGCTGTGTCAGACCAATCGTAAAAGGCGGGGCTTTGCCCCTTGAAAAATGACCTCTGCCGCACTTACGCAAACAATCAATATCGTGCCCGTGCAGGGCATCTTTAGTGAGACGGGCGTTTGTGTCGGCTTAGTAGGCCCAGGCGGGGAGTTTTTCTCCCCTCCTATCAATTCAGACACGATTGTCGGCAGCACGATTGACTCATCCCCAATCGGCTCAACGACCCCGTCAACGGGCGTTTTTACGACAATCTCAAGCACTGGACTAGCGACATTCAACAATTTTGCGTCTAGCAATGTCAACATCACCGGCGGGTCAATTTCCGGTGTTTCCATCACAATTACCGCGCTAAACAACACTCCGGTCGGCAATATCACGCCATCCACCGGCGCGTTTACCACGCTTAGTTCCACTAGCCTGTCGGTCACAAACACGATTAGCGGCTCAATTAACGGCAATGCTGCCACCGCGACTTATGCAACTACCGCAGGGTCAGCGACTACTGCGACCACAGCCACTACCGCTACAACGGCCACAAACCTTGCAGGCGGCGCAGCAGGGTCTATTCCCTACCAAACAACCGCAGGGGCAACAACATTTCTCGGAACGGGCACAGGCGTACTTGTCGGCGGTGTAACGCCTAGCTACTCCACAACCCCGACGCTGACCGGCACAAACATTACCGGTATCCCTAATGGCGGTTTGCTTAACTCAAGCATCACCATTGGCAGCACGTCAATTGCGCTTGGCGCTACGGCATCCACGCTGACTGCAGTCACCCTGGCTAACCCAACTGTAAGCAATTACGGCGCGTTTACGTCAACGTCTGCGCCAAGCTATGTGGAAGGTCGGGTTTGGTATGACTCTACGCAAAAGGCGCTGTCTTACTTCAACGATGTAACAAACAACACAATCCATGTCGGCCAAGAAACCCAGCTAAAGGTTTACAACAACACCGGAAGCACAATTTCCCGCGGCGCACCGGTTTACATTACGTCAACTTCTAGCGGATTTACCTATCCTTTGGTGGCATTGGCACAAGCCAATACGCAAACCACAGGTAACGCTATTGGATTGGCAAATCAAGACATTCCTAATGCAACAGCCGGTTATGTAGTCATTTCTGGCCTAATCAATGGCCTAAGCATTGGCTCCATGACTGTTGGAGATACGGTTTATGTAAGCCCATACTCTGCCGGTCAACTAATGAACACCTACCCGCCGACAGGGTATCCGGTGAAGATTGGCGTTGTTGCGTATGCCAACAGCCCCAATGGGGCGATTTACGTTAGCCAATCCAATTCGTATGTCTTGGCTGGCAGCGTAGTCGGCACACTTGCTATTGCGAACGGAGGCACAAATGCTACAACGACTCCGACTGCGGGCGCGGTGGCGTTCGGTACGGGCACGGCTTATTCGTTTACTGCGGCAGGCACTTCAGGGCAAGTCTTAACGTCGGCTGGCTCAGGCACACCAACATGGTCAACGCCTACAGCTTACGCAACGGTCACCGATGACACAACCACCGCATCGGTTCGTTATCCCTTGTTTGCCAACCAAACAAGCGGAAACATCTCAACCGAATACACCAGTTCCACCAAACTGCAATACACGCCTAGCAGCGGACTATTGGCAGCCACCACGTTTAGCGGCTCGGGCGCAAACCTGACCAATATTCCTAACGCTGCGCTGACCAATTCGTCAATTACTATTGGCTCGACTGCGGTCAGCCTAGGCGGTACGGTCACCACAATTGCGGGCTTGACATCGGTCACCAGCACGACATTTGTCGGGGCGCTTACCGGCAATGCAAGCACAGCCACATCGGCGACCACGGCCACAAACGCCACAAACATTGCCATCACGGACAACACAAGTTCGGTATCAACGTATTACCCCGTCATTTCGTCCGCAACAACTGGAAATGTCGGTGCAACCACATCGTCTACCAAGCTAAGTTTTGTGCCTAGCACGGGCGTATTAACCGCAACATCATTTGCTGGCGCGGCAACAGGATTG